CCTATTAGTCCTGCCATCTAATGCTATTTTTAATAGCTCTGTAAGGGTTTTTCTTGGTTCCATATTTTTAGTTATTTATGCAAAGTAAGTAATAAATTTTCATAATTACAAAAATGTAGATAAATAAATTTTTTATGAAAAAATATTTGTTTTTTAATTTAATTATATTACTTTTGCATCATGATTGAAAACAGAGAGAATATTTACAAACTAGCAGAGCTACTTGATTTTGTAATAGAAGTTTACAGGAATGGTGTATTTATTGGTAAATATAGATATATAGATGGTAAAGTAACAAAAATTGATTAATATGGGAACTACAAATAAAGGTTTTAAGTACACTTTTGGTAATCCTAAAAATTCTTCAGGAGTAAAAAAGGGATTAAATGTAAAGATGGTTATTTGTAAAAATAATAATAAAGTTTACAGTAGTATATCTGAAGTTGCTAAAGAACAGAATAAATCAATAAGTCACATATCAAGGTGTATAAGAATTGATGCTGAAGTAAATGGATTGTTTTTTGAATTTATAAAATAATAATAAAATGGAAATTAATTACAAAAATGAATTATTTGAAATCGCAGGCAATATGGAAATGATTGTAGATTTTACAGAAATTATTGACAGGTCTGAAAAGCCGCTTCAAGATGAAAATGAAGATGATGTTAAGGTTGAATTAAACTCAGTAGAAATAGTTATTTGTGGCAGGGGGATAGATATTTTACCAAAATTATCTGAAAAACAAAAGCAAGAAATTATTGATAATTTAAGTATTTATTAAATGAAGTATTCCTCAAGTTTTACTCATGATTTAAACTTTGGTGAATCAGGTGAGGATTGGGTAAATGAAATATTTGCAAAAGGCAAAAAGGTTGAAGTTAAAACAGACCGAATGACACATAAAACTGGTAATGTTTTTATAGAATATGAATCAAGAGGTAAACCATCTGGTATAGCAACTACTGATGCCGATTATTGGGTATATAAAATAGATGAGGTTGGATTTGCTATTATATTTGAAGTTGAAATATTAAAAGCTAAACTTAGAAAATATTACACAGATGGAATGTATTTAAAAAAAGGTGGAGATAATGATACCTCAAAAGGTTTTTTAGTGCCAATTATACAATTATTTAAAAAATGAAAATTATGAAAAAGCTGTTAACATTTATTTTAATTTTTCTAGTATTAGAGTCTAGCTCTCAAAAATATAACGGAGTAGACCTTGATGGTGATTTGCAATCAGTAATTAATAACTTAAATAAATCAGGATACACTATGTTGGGTTCAGTAATTAATGGCGCTATATTAAAAAGCACAACAGGAGATAATTCGCAAATATTTTTATGTGCTACTAAAAGTTCAAGTACTATATTTAGAACAGCAGTGTATAGTGAAAAAATCATTAATCAGTCTGATTTAAAAGATGAATATAACTATTATTATAATTTAGTTAAAAAGGAATATGGTAATCCAACTTCTATTTATAAAAATGCAGCATTTTGGATAAATGAAATAGTAGATGTTTCAATTGAGGTTACTAATCTTAATCAAATAAAAATTGTTTATGACAATAAAATAAACTTAAATACAAAAAAATATGAGGAGTACAATAATCAATAAAAAGAAGATTTGTATTTCTTGTGGCAACTTAGATTATCATTTTTCAAAAAAAATGTGTAAACAATGCGCTACCATTAAGAGCACTTCTAAAAGAGTAGAGAAATACGAAGAAGAACAACATGATGAGAGTTTAAAACACTTGGTTGAAGATTTAGATTCAGTATTTAGCCAGTATATAAGATGCAAATATGCAAATAAAGACGGTATGGTTGCTTGTTATACATCTGGGAAATTAATGAGGTGGCAAGATGCTCAATGCGGTCATTTTATAAGTAGGAAAAATTATGCAACAAGATGGCTTCCTCAGAATTGCAGGCCACAATCAGAATATGATAATTGTTTTCTATCAGGAAACATTGATGTATATAGACAAAAGTTAGAAGAAGAAGAACCGGGTATTGTAGAGTACTTACAAGAAGAAGCTAGACAAGTTTCAAAGCCAACAAGAGATGAATTAAAATCTTTAATAATAGAATACAGACACAAACTAAATTTAGTAAAGAAAAAATTTGAAAAATGAAACACGGAAGTTTATTCTCAGGCATTGGTGGATTTGATTTAGCCGCTGAATGGATGGGATGGGAAAATGTGTTTCACTGCGAATGGAATCCATTTGGACAAAAAGTTTTAAAGCACCATTTCCCAAATTCAATTAGTTACAATGACATCACAAAAACAGACTTCTCTATTCACAGAGGAAACATTGACATCATTACTGGCGGCTTCCCATGCCAACCTTACTCAACAGCAGGACTTAGAAAAGGGAAAGCCGATGAAAGACATCTCTTTCCTGAGATGCTACGAGCTATTAAAGAAATACAACCCACATGGGTTATTGGCGAAAACGTTCGTGGACTTGTTAGTTGGGGGGGGGGATTGGTATTCCACGAGGTGTGCGATGACTTGGAAAGGGAAGGATATGAAGTCCAACCGTTTCTTATTCCAGCTTCAAGCGTCAACGCTCCGCATAAAAGAGAAAGAATTTGGTTTGTTGCCTACTCCAACAACGCAAGAACCAATGAGTCAATGCGAATTAGACGGCAATGGGAGAAGATTAACAAAGAACAAAACGGATTCACACAGCCTGAATTTAGGAAGAATGGCTGCAATGAATTTACTCCCAACACCAACAGCAAACGATTCAAAAGTGGCAACATTATCTCCGAGTCAAATAGACAGGAGTTCTTTAGTGGGGAATATAATGAAAACAATGATGCTTTGCACTCCAACGGCTCAAGCGAGCAGGGGAAATACATCAATCGACAGGGGGAAGGGGAACTTACAAGACCAAATAGCAAAAATGAATTTAACAACTTCCAAAACTTCCCAACTAAATCCCCAATTTGTTTTGGAGATGATGGGATTTCCGACAGATTGGACTCTATTACCTTTTCTAAATGGAGAAACGAATCAATCAAAGCAGGAGGAAATGCAATAGTGCCACAAGTAGCATACGAAATATTTAAAACAATAGAAAAATTTGAAAAATGAGCGTAGAGTTAAATGAGTATTTAGAAAGACCAGAAGTTGAAACAGAAACATTGCTTTACAAGAGAAGATTGGAGGCAAAAATTATTGAAAAATTTAAAAAAGAATTCAAAGAAAAAATTGGCTATGAACCACAGGTATTAACAATGATTGATGAGAGTTCTGATATACCTAAAGTTCCTATCTTAATGTTAAGAGAGTTTGTTGATGGTGTGATGAAAGAAAAGTTTGGCAACGAAAAATTTGGCGGTGAATTTGCTAGGCTTGCGAATGGTAGCCGTAGCCGTGAAATTGTTAACTATAGATTCATATATTTTAAATTAGCTAGAATAATGGGTAATGGATTTGCTTCCATAGGACAGACAATTGCAACAAGTAAAACAAAGAAGTATGACCACACCACGGTTATGTATGGATGTAAGTCATTTGATGATTTAATTAATACAAACGAACAATTCAGGGGTGTTTATTTAGACCTAGTAATTAAATTAAAAGAAAAATTTACCAAAAAAGATTTAGTATTAAACTAAAAATATATCAAAAACCAAAAAAATAATATAATTTTACATAGTTCTCATGTGTGTTTTTTGGTTTAATTTAGTTAGGGCCCCTATTATTCTTAATGGGGGCTTTTTTATGAAAGGTCCATCTCTAATTCTTCTTCTGTAAATGGTATTAAATTAAGATTTATAAGTAGCTCATTTAGCCTACAAAGAAGCTGGTAATCAGATAGGTATTTTAGGTTTTTAACTTTCTCGTTTGCAATTAGAGATAGCTTAACCACTAATTGTTCGTAATTGCATCTTAGATTATAGTTTTTCATTTTCTTCTAACCATTTTATGCGTTCTTCAATACTGAGTCCTTTTGGCATTTCTTTTTTAGATTCTATTTTTGAGCCGATTATTTGTTTTTGCGGCTCATTTTTTAAAACACTCTTTGTCCTAGAAAAATACACTCTACATTTTTCAGAACAAAACCTTTTTTTAGCAGTTA